GTTGTGATTTTTAATATAAATAGTATTAACATAAAATTTAACTAAAAGGCGAAAATGACGAAAATGCGTGAATATATGTTCTGGAACGAATCAGGACAAGAAGAGAAAACAGAACAAATGAGTTTAAAAAAAGCAGTAATGTCAGTTCAATCAAAATTTAAAGACATTTTTATTGGAGTTGAGTATATCAGCAAAAAAGGCAAGTCTATAACAGATACAATCAAGTTACCCTTTGGTAGAAAAGTGCGACAAGGTATAGAATCTGAAAAGAAGAGAGCAGCTTTAAAAGCTAAGTTAGATAGATAACAGGAGAGTTAAGTGCCAGGTATTGTTAGAAAAGGTGATGTTCATGTTGGACACGCTAGCCCAACACCAAATCCAAAACATGTCACAGCTTATGCAGCTGGTTCAGATAACGTCTTTGTAAATTCACAAAATGTACAAAGAATTGGTGATATGACTAGTTGTGGAGACCCAGCTACAACAGGTTCTCCTAACATTTATGTAAACGGTATTAAGGTACATAGAAGAAATGACGCTACAGGCGGCCACGGAAGTTGGGTTCCAAATGCAGCTGCTAGTGCTTCAACAAATGTATTTGCAAATGAAGGATTTGAAGTTACACCACCGCCAATTCCAGTTTACGAAACACCTACAGCAGTACCTCCAGTAGTTTTCTTTAAAACGACATTTGTAGAAACTACAACTGCTTATGCAACTAATATTCAAGTTGTAGGAACAAGCGAAGTACCTGCATTACCAAATGCTGAACCTTATCCGTATCAACCAGAACAAGTAGATACTTTTGATGAAACTCCTAAACCATCAATATGTGGTGAAGGTCAATTTGTTAATCCGTATGACCTTGCTTCATCTTATATTGGCGGCGATACTTGGAAAGAGTTACATAAAGTTGGTGGCACAAATCCTATGATTAAAGGTTTGTGGGACGAAATTGGTTACAATGGTTCTAGTTTTGCAGATAGTACAGCTTGGTGTGCTGTGTTTGTTAGTGCAATTCTAAAACGAGCAAATTGTACGTATAAAAAGACGGCTAGTTCTCAAGCATTTGCTGGATATGGCCAATCAGTTGCCACAATAGATGACGCTAGATTAGGTGACCTTATTGTATTCTATCGTAAAGGTACAAGTTCTGGTCTAGGCCACGTTGGGTTCTACGCAGGTACTCATACATCTACACATATTAGTGTATTGGGCGGTAATCAAGGTGACGACTTAAATGTTAGAAGTTTTAAAAAAGGACCAGTTAATGGTTGGGGATTAAAAGCAATTCGTAGACCTGTTTTCTGTGAAGATGGAACAACAACTGCTCCAATTGCTGGTTCGGTACCAATAGTACCACTAGTATCTGATGGTTCTGTAACTTAACTTGTATGTATTGTAAAACCGTTCGATAAAACCTTATAAATATCCGTATGGCACAATATGACTCAAGTTCACAAAGCACAAGTAACAGAAATAGTCGTAAGTTTAAGGATATTGATTTAGACTTCGGCCGTAATGTTGTAACTAACGACATCAATACAGTAACAGATGTTGTTGCTATTAAGAGGTCTGTAAAGAATTTAATACAGACTAACTTTTATGAGAGACCTTTTCATCCAGAGATAGGTTGTGGTGTTAGAGAATTGTTGTTTGAGAATTTTACTCCTATAACAGGTGTTTTCATCAAACGGAAGATTGCCGAAGTATTGGCAAACTACGAACCAAGAGTTACTTTAAATAGTATTAGACTTGATGACGACCAAGATAATAACAGACTAGTTGTTGATATCTATTTTTATATTGTGGGTATTCCAGGTCCACAGCAAGTATCAACATTTTTACAAAGGTTAAGATAATAAATGGCTCAACATAAACTTAAAATATCAGATTTAGATTTTGACCAGATAAAAGTCAATCTAAAAACATTTTTACAAAGTCAAACAGAATTCCAAGATTACGATTTTGAAGGTTCAGGCCTTTCAGTATTACTAGACGTATTATCTTACAACACACATTATCTTTCTTACATTGCCAACATGTCAACTAATGAGTTGTACTTAGACAGTGCAGATATTAGAAAGAACATTGTATCGTTAGCAAAAATGTTAGGATATACTCCATCAAGTCCAAGAGCTCCAAAAGCAAATCTTGATATAAAAATTAATAATGCAATTGGTTCAAGTGTCACTATGAATAAAGGCACAGTCTTCACTTCAAGTCTTTCTGGTCAATCTTATCAGTATATTTCAAACGAAGATGTTACAATTACACCTGTTGATGGAATTTATAATTTTAATGACGTAACTTTATATGAAGGTACTTTAGTCACATTTAAATATACAGTTGACACACTAGATGTTGACCAAAAGTTTATTATTCCAAGTGCTAATGCCGATACATCAACTTTAAAAGTTTCAGTACAAAATTCAGCAACTGATTCTACACTAGTAACTTATCAATTAGCTGGTGGTTACAATTCAGTAAGTGCTACATCAAAAGTTTTCTTTATACAAGAAGGTGATGAACAAAGATACCAAATTTATTTTGGTGACGGAGTTACAGGTAATAAATTATCAGATGGTAACATTGTTATCATGGAATATATTGTAACAAACAAAACAGATTCAAACGGCGCTTCTAAATTTGATTTACAAGGTAATATCGGTGGTTTCACAGATGTATCTATTACAACTAATTCAGTTTCACAAGGTGGCGCTGAAGCAGAGACACAAGAGTCAATTAAGTTCAATGCACCTTTACATTACGCAGCTCAAGACAGAGCAGTAACAACTTCTGACTATGAGACGATTGTTAAGTCAATTTATCCTAATGCATTATCAGTTAGTGCTTGGGGCGGAGAAGATGATGAAACTCCTGTTTACGGAGTTGTTAAGATTGCTATTAAAGCAGCTTCAGGTTCTACATTAACTAATCAAACTAAACTAGACATTGTAAATCTTTTAAAACCTTATAATGTTGCTTCAGTTAGACCAGAAATTGTGGATCCAGAAACTACTTCATTATTATTGAATTCTGTTGTTAAATATGATTCAAAAAATACTGCTAAAACATCTTCTACATTAAAAACAGAAATTATAGAAAGTATTTCAAACTATAACACAAATACACTTCAAAAATTTGATGGAGTCTTTAGATTTTCTAAATTATCAAAATTAATTGATGATACAGATGGTGCAATATTATCAAACTCATCAACTGTTAAAATGAGAAAGAATTTTACACCTACTTTTAATTCATCAACAAAGTATAATATCTATTACAGAAATTCATTATATAATCCTCACGGAGGACATAATTCTATAGCTGGTGGTATTTTATCATCTACAGGTTTTAAAGTTGATGGAAATACAAATGAACAGTTTTTAGATGATGATGGTAATGGTAATGTTAGACGTTATTACCTAGTTTCAGGTATTAAGACATATGCTACATCAGCACAAGGCGTAATTAATTATATTACAGGTCAAATCACATTAAACTCTTTAAATGTTACTTCAATCTCAAATATAAGAGGTACTTCTTCTAATGTAATAGAAATTACAGTAACACCAGATTCAAGAGACATTGTTCCTGTTAGAGACCAGATTATTGAGATTGATACTAACGTATTATCTGTTACAGTTGAATCCGACACATTTGTTGGTGGTTCTGCTGAAGCAGGTGTTGGATATACTACAACAAGTAGTTATTAAAGAGAAGAAATATTAAATGGCAAAATTTAATGATAAAATCTCAACAATACTTAATTCACAATTACCTGAATTCGTTGTTGCTGACCATCCAAAGTTCGCTGACTTTCTAAAGGTCTATTATCAACTTTTAGAGTCTTCCGAGTTAGGTGTTACAAGTATTCAATCGACAGATGGTATGTTGATTGAAACAGAGACCGGTCAAACTAACAACATTGTTCTTAACTCTTCTGGTATTGGTTCAACACGAACATTATTAGATACAGAAGATAAAATCCTTTTAGAAGAAAGTCCTTACGGTAAATTTGAACGTGGTGAAGTTGTCAAAGGTATGACCTCACTTGCTACAGCTACAGTCTTTGCAGAAGATTTAAAAAGTAATAGATTATTCATATCATCTCAAAACATGTTTGTTAAAGATGAAGTTCTAGTTGGTCAAACTTCTAATGCAAATGCAATTGTAAATACAAACAGACCAAGTCCGGTTAGTAACATTATGGACTTGTTAAAGTTTAGAGACCCCGATGGTGCAATTACAACTTATCTAAATTCATTTAGAGATGAATTCTTAGCAACACTACCAGAATCTATTGACGCAGGTGTTGATAAAAGAAATATTATTAAAAATATCAAATCAATGTATCGTGCCAAAGGTACAGTAAGAGGACACGAAACCTTTTTTAGATTGTTATTCAATTCAAATGCCGAAACACTTTATCCTAGAGAACAACTTTTAAGAGTCTCAGATGGTAATTGGGATTCTAAAAAGGTAATGAGAGTTAAAGTTACTGTTGGTAAAGGTACAGATTTAATTGGTAGAACAATTACAGGTTTTACTTCTAAGGCAACAGCTGTTATTGAAAACCTTGCTATTTTCCAGATTGGTATTAACACAGTAACAGAATTTACTTTAAATGCAGAAAGTATTGTAGGTACATTTATAATAGATGAAGAAATACAAGGTACTGCTTCAGACGTTGATGACTATTTTATTAAGGCAACCATTACAGGTATTCCAGGTACTAAAGTAATTACTAATGACGGTTCTTTAAATACTACCTCAGACACAATATCAGTTATCGGTGGTGGTTCAGGTGGTCTTTTCCAAGTTGACGAAGTTGGTCCAGGTGTTGTTGAAGAAGTTATCATTAATAATCCAGGCAGAGATTATAATGTTAAGGACGCTTTAGTATTTGATAACACAGGTACAACAGGTTCAGGTGTTGCAGGTTTTGTTAGTAACGTAAATGGCGATATTCTATCAGAAAATTTTGAAACGTTAATTATGGAAGATGAAACAAATAGAGGTGACGCTTATAGTGGAAGTTCTATCATGCAAGAATCTGGAACAGATATTAAACAAATTAGAAAAGCATTCCTTACAAATAAAGGTAATGGGTATTTAAAACTACCAACAGCTACAGTTAATGGCACAACAGGTTTAAATGGTACAGTAAGATTATATGGTTCTAAAATTGGTAGAATTGTTAATATTAAAACAGTTGAATTGGGATTAAATCACCAACTTGCTCCTAGTCCACCAACTTTAGTATTTTTTAACAATATAATTGGTGTATCGAATTCAGGTTCATTTCTAAGTAATGAAGTTATAACTGGTGGTACTAGTGGTGCAACCGGCAAAGTTGCAGACTATGAAAGTGAAAAAGGTCTATTGAGATTAAAAGGAGTATCAGGAACGTTTGCAATTGATGAAACAATAACTTCTGTTTCAGGCGGTTCTATTATTATTAAAAAATTAGATGTTGCAAGTGCAACAATTAACGTTGTACCGGTTTCTGATACAGATGGTCGTTTCTTAAATGAAGACGGCGAATTATCAGAGACTACAATAAAAGTACAAGACAGTTTATACTACCAAGATTTCTCATATGTATTAAAAGTTGGTCGTTCTATTAGTGAATGGCGAGACAGTTTCAAAAAGACAATGCACGCTTCTGGTTTTTACTTTACAGGAGAAGTACAGTTAGCTAGTAGAATTAATGCTAGAATTTCAACACCAATTACAGGTGCTGTTTCTGGTGCAGTTGATGACCCGTTCTTCTCTATTGCAAACGTTCTATTCTCTACTATATTTGGTAGAAGATTAGGAACAGTAGATGACGGTACATCATTAAGAAATAATGCTTACATGGCAGGTTCTATTGATAATAACACAGAAACAAGTGAACACTTTAGTGCTAACACTAGAGACGTAACACTAACTAGAGCTGGTGTTCATTTAGATATTAGGTCAAGTAAAAGAGAACCAATTAATGGCGTAGTAATTTCACAAGGTTGGGCATATGCCGGACCAAGATATAGTTCACTTAATACTTACGCAAATAGATTATATGGTGCAGGTGTAGTTGGAAGTGGTAATACTTTTAGAACATTTAATGAATTAAAGGTATTTGGTACAAAATCATCACTAGATGGTCAGGACGCCGCTTTTTTAATGACAAGTAATGAACAAGGTAAGCAAGTTAAGATGAATTTTGCGTTTCCGTCTATAGCGGCATTCAGTAGAGACTCATTTGATAATACAGTAACTAACTTTGCTCAAACAAATAGAACATTTGATGACACAACTGTTTAAAACAAGTATAAATAGTACAAAGAGGGAAATAAATGGCTAAACAATTAATAGGT